CTTTTTGGATTCTATCAACTAAAGTATGATTATTCCCCATGAGGGCTTTGTTAAAAATTTCTCCCGCAAAGGGCTTAAAACCCCTCATACATGTATGAGGGGTTTTTGATTTAGTAGTCTACATCCACCTTATACGATTATGTACAGCTTGATAATTTTCCCATCAAAATAAGCTCGCCATCAACTGACAACTCGTGTAGTTTACTAGCGACGTCAATGAGACAACGACTAAGTGGCAAAAGTAAGAGCTGGGAAGACTGAACAAAATCTTCTTCATCTGGAAAAAGACAGAAAAATATGTCGAATGCTTCTGCAACTTCTATAACTCGCTCGATTAATTCTGCTAATTCCCGTCCAGTTATGGTACTATTTTTAATAGTCATATAAACACTTCCTCAAAGTGCTGTTTATGTGATCAGAGGGCACAGCGCTTGCCCGCGTTGTGTCCCTCGCCTGCTTTTTATTTATAAGGTGTTTTTCAACTCCTCATATGTAAAAAATTTAATAAAATTCCATGTCTGCTCATCAATCGTGATAGTCTCATTCCCAACTATCACACTGTTAATAGATTTATAAATTTTCTCAACTCTATTTTTCAAATTAACATCAGGTAATAAGTAATATACTTGGTCAAATTGCTTGTTTTGCTGCTGTTCGATGTACTGCCCTAATATTTTACGATAGTGTTCAAGGCTCTTAATTGTACGTTCAACTTTGACCGCAATTTTATTGACGGATTTAGATGTAATAATATAACCATCGAGAGCTTCGGGCTTTTTCTTTTTAGTACTATATATCGATAACCATTGATGACCCTTCGTCTCAACAACTATCCGAATCAACTGTATATCAAGTTTATGCCTAAGAACTGAGATTGTAGTCTTAGATGGATGGAATATATGAATGTCTGCAATATTATCGTTCTCATTCATGGCAAGCCCTGCCCCATGTGGTGTCAAACCGTATATGTTGATTTTGCCCGTGCCAAGATCACAGGAATATACACAAATTACACCTTCGGCTACTAGTTTCCTCAACAAAGTATAAACAGGGCTGATTGTTTTGAATTTTAACACACCTTTTAAAACATCCGCTGTAGTGAACGTTTCTGATTTGAGAAAACAAAGTACATCATTTATTTTCTTGTTTTTTCTTTGATTTCTAAGCGTGTAATCATTAATCAAATTCATAATTAGGCCGTTACTCAGTCAGTAATCTAACAGTATAAACGAACAATTTTAACGGTCAATAGTTCGTTACTAGTGTTCGATAAAGATAGCCTATCATAACATGATACTTATGGGAAATTATAGTTAGCAGGTCTGAATTGCAGCCTGATTTGTGATAACGACGATCTTCGATATGAAAATCATAAATTTCTTTTAAAACAGATAGATGAGATGTATATCTACATTAGAAATAATAGGGCAATGATCCTAAATTATGGGGAAATGTACCGATACGGAGAACCTATTTCTTCCGCATTCGTTGAATCCACGATCAATGAAGTCATATCTAAGCGCATGGTGAAAAAGTAGCAAATGCAATGAAGCCAACGGAGCACTCATTATTTACTACAGACTCGAACAGAGGTATTAAATGGTGATTTAAAAGCCAAATTTGAGCTTTGATATTCGGGTATAAAATTCGGGGATGACCATAGATTTTATGCTATCTTAAGTGTACGTAATGTGGTATTTACCTGACAAACTTTTTAGTAATGTTATTAAACACTATAATATCTTTGTTAGTGTCGTTAACACTATATGATTTTTGTTAAGTAAATTTTAACAAAAAAAGCACTAAGAAATGTTAAATATATCGCCAGCTACATTTCCAATAACTGACGGTTAACTTTATGATTAACAAACGCTTAAAATCCGCTCGCTTACGTGCAAATATCACACAAGAAAAACTCGGAATTGCGGCTGGCATAGATGAAAAGTCAGCACGAGCGAGAGTATCACAGTATGAAAACGGAACTCATCAACCAACCTTCGAAATAATGTGTGCATTTTCCAAAGTATTAAACGTTCCTGAGTGCTATTTTTATATTGTAGATGATGATTTTTCTGATGTTGTTTTGGCTATTCATCAGATTTTAGTGGATTATAAACACTCTCCTAAAGATTGAATACTGTTTGAGACAACTCTGATACCTAATAATGGCGCTAAAACTGTATTCAGCGCCATTCGCTTGAATTCACCTTTTTCTACCTTCCACGTGATGGCCAAATATCAGATGGATGTAAACCTAATTCGGTGGCAATCAGATTTTCTCCTTTTGGCCACGGACGATATAGCGCGTTACTTAATGTGGATGATGCTAATCCCGCTTTACGTGAAACGGCTGAAAGATTTGTTCCTTGTTTTCTTAGAGCGGCAATAATGTCTGCTGGATGCCAGTCATCAGAGATTTTTTTATGCATGATAGACTTCCTTTTAATTAATTTGATTTTTTTGCTAAGAATTCCTTAACAACATGTATGTTAAGGAATACTAAACATATCGTCAACATTCTTAAAGAAAATATAATGTGACTATCGTTAAAAATTTGGCTTTACATGTTAATAGCGAAAATTAAGGTATAAAAACACCCAAGACATTCGTTTTTATTAGCTGATATTTATGCCGCTTCACCTTGCCAAAAAATTTTTATGCGGTCTAAATCCATATTAAACTGCCAACTTAAGTAAGATATATGGCAATTAATTTCATATATGGCATAAAATAACAAATCAAACATTAAGATTCTTGTTAAGTGAATTTTGACAAAAAAAGCACTAAGAAATGTTACATATATCGTTAACTATATTTTTAATAACTGACGGTTAATTTTATGATTAACAAACGCTTAAAATCCGCTCGTTTACGTGCAAAGATCACACAAGAAAAATTAGGGATTGCGGCTGGCATAGATGTAAAATCGGCACGAGCGAGAGTGTCACAGTATGAAAATGGAACGCATCAGCCAACCTTTGAAATAATGTGCGCATTTTCCAAAGTGTTAAACGTTCCTGAATGTTATTTTTATATTGTAGATGATGATTTTTCTGATGCTGTTTTAGCTATCCATCAGATTTTAGTGAATTACAGACACACACCTGAAAATTGAATATAGTTTAAGGCGGCTATGGGATAAATCCTGTCCTCACCACACCGAAGCCCCTCAGAAAAAATATTTTTCACATAAAAAAAGCGCCCCACGATAAATAATGGAACGCTTTTTTTAATTATTTACTCATCGACAACTATTCGTTCAGAATACCAGCACGGTCTGCTGTCCACTATCAGGATGCGGCAGGACCGCTTCAATCAATGTCGGCTTGGTGACGAACCGAACAAAGGTTTCATGACTAACAAACGTTGAGCCACAATTAATATTCTGGCACTGGTTGTAACGTTCCTTAGTTTGGGGCGTGTGTTCAAAACTGCTGCGAGTGTGGGCGGCATGACCGCATAAGGGGCATCTCATCATAACGCGAGTACCTCAACAAACAGGTTGCCATAGCTGAAACTGGCACTAAAGCAACTATATCATATCTGAATCAGAAATTTTCACTTCCAATTGCAAGGATGACGTTAATCCACTGTCATTCAGTGTGTGTGTGACAGTCACCAGCGTCCAGTCTGCCGTGTCGATTTCGGGCTTAAAGCCGCTCACCCTGACTTTCATTTCAGGGAACAACTCTGGCCGCCCCTTTGCCAGTTGGATTGAGAACGAAGCAACACCACTCTGAATTTTCTCCCATTCTGCTTTAGCTGCACGTTCAGCATTGGCCTTGTTAGCATAGATGTGTTTCATCACAAAAACGTTGCCCTCACTGCCAACCAGATAATGGTCCTGTTTTTTCTCTTCTTGCTGCTGATTGGTCTTACTTCGCTTGCGTTTGACAGTGATATTCTCTTTTTGCTTCGGGTTACGGATATTAAGCCAACTGGCGGAAACGCCGGTGTAAGCGCCCCGGTCAGCCAGTGAAAAACGGTGACCGTCTCCAGACTGCCGGGTAATGATAACCGAAGGCAGGGACTGCCCGCTGGCGGCTTTGTTCTGCCCCTGTCGGATAAAAAGCAAATAGCCATTCTTGATCATGGCAATGGCACCCTCCTGTTTTGCCAACCGGGTTAGAAAATTGCCGTCGGATTCGCTGGTCTGGTCAATATGACTGAGGGTGATGTTGGCTAGCATTTTGTCCACTTTCGGCGTCAAATCGTTACGCACAGCAATAGTGTGCACAATATCGTTGATCGTTTTCTGGTGATAAGCCACCTCGCGATTGATATTAAGCGTCGCCCGAAAATCTGCACTACGGGCACGGATGATTATCTTGTCCGGCGCACCACTGTATTCGATTTCATCCACAATAAATTTACCTTTGTGGATCAGTGATTCCCCCTGCCAGCCCAGATGCAGAGATAACTCCGTCCCACGACGAGGCAGAGATAACAGACCATCGCTATCATTCAGTTCAATATCCAACTGGTCAGCCTCAAAACCCCGATTGTCGGTTAGATTCAGGGAAATTAACCGTGACTGAATGCGGGCATTGACATTTTTGTCACCAGCACTGAGAACATACACAGGTGTATTAGTTTTGCCGGTTACCCAATCTAGTTTTAGCATATCAGGTAAAGAAATCATGAAAATAGCCCGCCCAATTTGTGTGTGACACGGGTTTTCAAGTCAGTCATTTGGGTGCTAAGGTCGCCGAACATCTCCCCTAAATTGTCATCCACACGGCGCAACGTGACGGTAAAGTCAATTTTACGAGCGGTACCGTCGGTAAAAAATTCACTTTTGGTCTGGTCGATACTTTCAATAATAAACATGCCGTAAATCGTGCCGCTACCATCCAGAAATGACCATGCCTTGCCACTCTGAGCCATCAATTGCAGGGCCAGCAAGGACAACCGGCCGCCGGTGATTTCAGGATACAGGGCACCGGACAGTGTAATAGTATCGTTATTTGGCCCCATAAACTGGAAAGCAGGACGGGCACCTACCCGATTGTTAAATCCATAGCGCCATGATTGTTGGTGTTGCAGGCTCTGGTATGGCGTGGTTTTCAGCATAAAGACAAATAAACCCAATGCGGCCATCATGAATAAAAGTCCTCTCTATCAGAAAATGAGCTACGAGCGCGGGCGCGTTGTTGTTGCTCACGGCGATCCAGTTCACGAGCCACCGCCTGAGCAATATCCTGTGCGGATTGTGCGGGAACGGCGTGTATATGAATTTCATAAATGGATCGTCTGTTGTCCTGGATCTGGTTAGCAACTGAAACAACCGATGTCTGATACTGTGACGCGGGCAAACTGTATGGATGCAACGGAGCATTTTGGGCGCTGACTGGCGAGACTGCCCCTACAGATAGGGCCGCGATTGTCGCCAATGCAGCCGTTTGACGGCGACTGGTGACGCGGGCGGGGCCATTGATGATCTCCGGGCCATATTCCCCCACGATACCAATCTTGCCCGTCGGGATGTAACCGCCTTTATCGAATCCCCCCGCCAGTATGCCGCCAATCGTACCGGTAGCTTCCTTATAAGCATTCAATGCCGCCTTTTGCCTGGGATCTTGGTTTTCTTCCTGCATAAAGTCAGGCGTCAAGGCGTCTTTAACCATCTTGCCCAGTTCGGAGAATTTCTTTTTCAGGGATTCCCATTTTTCCTCAATGCCTGCCTTAAGATTTTCGACAAACTCACCGCCAAGCTTCTTAAATTCGGACGGAATTTTTTTCGTGTCAGCGATCAGCTCATCCCATTTGGCTGATACCCGCCGCTTGATATTTTCCCATGTGGTAGAAACATAGGTCGAAATGTTGTTCCATAAGTTCTGGAACCACGGGCCAAGTTTGTCCCAATTCTGCCAGATCAGGTAAGCCCCCAAGGCAATCAAGCCGATAACCGCTAAAATGGGGTTTGTCCACATAACATGCCCCAGCCACATCGCCATTTTCCCAATATAGGAAAACACGTTACCAAGACGTAGCATTGAGCCTGTTCCCTTGATACCCAACACTGACAGGCCAAATTTAACGATTGCCAGTGGTCCCAACAAAGCAACCAATGCCAGCGTAATCGCACCAAAAACCGTCAAAATAATACCCAGCCCGATACTCACCATTGTTAACGTTTTGGTCAATTCAGGGTTGGCCTTCATCCACTCACCCGTTTTACTGATAATTTTGGTGATACGCTGGGTGATCCCACGCAAGGGACTGTTCACACCGCCAAAAATTTGAATACCGATATCTTCCCACGCCGATGACAGACTTTTCAGGTCGCCGTCAAGGTTATTAGTCATAGTATCGGCAACTTTCCTGGCCTCACCTTGGGCGTTCTTCAATTCTTTGATGAGTTTCTGCAATTCCCCCGTACCGGCTCTTTCAGCCAATACCGACAGAGCAGAAAAGGCTTCCTCCCCGGCAATGGCTTTGAAAATGCCGGCACGCTGAGCGTTACCCATTTTAGTCGTTTTCTTGTCCAGCTCAGTCAGGATATCCGGCAAGGCGCGGAGATTACCCTTGGCATCCTTAGTCTGAATGTTCAGTTTTGCCAACGCTTTCGCTGCGGTGGCGGGCGGTTCAGCCAGTCGTCCTAAAATGGATCTTAGGGAGGTACCCGCCATACTACCCTGAATACCGGCATCACCGAGTTTACCCGTCGCCGCAGCGGCGGTTTCAATATCAACCCCTAAGCCTGCCGCTACAGGGGCAACATACTTCATGGTGTCACCCAGCATCATCAGATTAGTGTTAGAACGAGTAAAGGCACCCACTAGTACGTCACTCACCCGTTCCATTTCTTCGGATTTCAGCTTAAAACCCGTCAGGATATTGGAACCAATGTCCGCCGTAGCGGCCAAATCGGTATCACCCGCCAATGACATCGCCAATGTACTAGGCATGGCTGATCGTATCTGGTCTGGAGTAAAGCCGGCCATTGCATAAAAACTCTGTCCCTGCGCGACCTGATTGGCGGTGAATGCCGTTGTCGCGCCTAAATGCCGCGCCTGCTCCTGCAATTTTTTTAGTTCGGGAGAATGCTTATCCAGACGGGTCAGCGCTTGCACCTTCGACATCCCCACGTCAAAGTCATAACCCGGCATCATCACCCGTTTAGCACCATAGAGCGCACCAACACCCGCTGCCGTTGCCGCAGCACCGGTTGCCGTCATTTGGTTATGCACATCTTTCATTTTTTGGTAGCGAGAGCGGGCATTAGCCAACCGTTGTTCCTGCTGTCTCAAACGCCCAAGCTGCTGCTCCTGTTGCTGGAGCATATTGGTTGTGTGGTTGATGTCCGCGTTTATCCGTCTCTGCGCCTGTCCAAGCTGGTTAGTTGAGATACCGCTGGCGCGCAAGGCATCACGCTGACGTTGCAGGGACTGACTCAGGGATTGATTTTTTTCCTCGAACTGCTTGGCTGCGTTTTTTGCCCGCTGTAGCTGGTTAATTTGGGCCTGTGTCGGGTTCTGACTGGCGTTAATTTCACGGTTCAGTGCTGCCACACGTTCGGTAGCGCTGCGGTAAACCTGCCGGGTTTCTAGCAATTGGCGCTTTACCTTGCGAAAGCCATCGATCCGTCCGGCCTGCTGGTTCAGTTCCCGGAGTTGCTGGCGCGACTGGCGAAGGGTTTCAGCCAGCCGTTTGTTAGAGGCCTGCGCACTCTTGAAAGGACGGGTAATTTTATCAACGGCATTCAGGATAACTTGCAGGCGTAAGTTTCGGTCACTCATTATCGGCCCCACTCCGTTTCATGGCCCGGTAACGCCATGCCAACAATTCAGGCAGGCCCATCTCAGTTGTCACAGCAGGCGGCCAATGAAACACGGTGGCAATATCTGCCACCAGTTCATCAACGGTTATTGATGCTGGAAATCGGACTTCACCGACTTCGGCAACAAAAAATTAACCACCTCAATGCAGAGGTTAATCAGATCGCCGGGCGACATCAGCAACAAATCATTTTTAGTCAGTGCCGGCGCGGTGATACGAGGCAAAACCAACATCATAGAATCGACGTCCATTTCCATCAGGGCCTGCAAGCGGACACCACGCAGTGCGCCACTGTTGGGCTTACGCACAACGACGTCGCTGATAGTGGTTGCACCACGGGTAATAGGTTCTTCCAATGTCACTGTAGCGTGTTCCGGCTGGGCAACAGGGGTTTGTTCAGTCATGGTGAATGTTCCTATGGTGATTTATAGATGATAAGCGTTCAATTGTTACAAACCGATGGCGCGTCGGTGGGCTTCCAGACGGTCAACACCACCAACGATTTCCACCATATTAACGGTGTCGATTTCGATCAGGACTTCTCCATCCCACGTCAGTTTGAAGTAGGTATTTTTGGCGCTGACTTTGGTCTGGCTGTTGTCGCCCTGTTTGTAGCTGCCGTGGTCAAATTCCGAAAAGCGGCCACGCATCACGACTTCGACCGCAATCACTTCCCCGGTATCATCACGCTGAAAGGAGCCGTTAAAGCGCAGAGAAACACCGTCCACTTTCTCAATACCCCACTGTCGGTAAAGTTGGGACTCGACACCACCGAGAGAAAATTCGGCATCTAGTGCGCCATCATCCAGCCCCAAGTCCACCGAGGCAGTGCCATTCATACCACCGCCGCGATAAGCTTCAAGCTTACGGCTCAGTTTAGGAAGCGTCATTTCTTCTACAACACCGATGTAATTGTTGCCGTCATTGAACAAATTCAGGTATTTGAGTTTACGAGGTAATGCCACGAGTAGCCCCTTAGCTGTTAATGCTGTTGGCGAAATTCATCAGGTACTGGTCAGTGATGCGCTGGCGCAACAGCAGGTTTTCCAATGGCAGGATCGGCGTGTAGTTGTAATCAATGAACAGTTTGCCTGCTTTCAGGGTGTCCTTGGTGTTAGCGCTTTCGTCATACCAACACTGGCCGTCAATCAGGTAACCATTGGATTTCAGTTCGCGCAGCTTGGCATTAATACCTTCGATAATGTCGCGTACCAGCGAAGGTGTCAGCGGCTTGTCAATCGCCCACATATGCGCATCAGCCATCGTGTCGGCCAGTACCTGCGCCGTGCGTGTGTAACTTTCGAACTGAAACAGTGGATCATCCGAACAGGTGCGGGAACCCCAGAAGCGAAAACCGTCCTTGCGGATCAAGGTCGTAACGGCGCTCTGGTTAAGTAGGTTGGCATCGGTGGCAACATCTTGCAAATCCCAAAAAACATCGGCAGAAATCCCTGTCACACCATTAACACCAACGTTAGATAAGGTTTTGTGCCAGCCGGTTTCCTCGTCGATTTTGGCACGCAGGCCCAGCGCACGAGCCGTTGCGTATGCGATAGACTCGCTATTTTTGACCGTATCCCAACTGAGGAAATCCGGCCAAATCAACATCAGTTCGCGCTGGTTAAAGTTATTGCGGTAGTTGATAGCCTCTGAGATGGTCTTGCAGCCATAGGCGTTGACATAAGCCATTGCCCGCAATTTCTGGGCAATACCCGCGAGAGCCGCCACAACAGGTTGGGTATCGTGACCGGGTATACCTAGAATGCGTGGTTTAACACCGAGCTGACCTTGTGCCGCAAGCAGCGCCTGCATTCCCATTTTTTTACCATCGTCGGTAACACCGCCAATGATATTCGACGTGGTTTCGACTTCGGTTTCCCCTTGAGCCACACGCACAACAACAGTCACGGGTTTGGACTGGTCGGCAATTGCTCGCAGAGCATGGGACAGTGTGCCCGTTTTTCCAGCCTTACTACTGGCAGTCAGAACGTCGGTTAACAAGACAGGTGTGTTCAAGGGAAAAGTTTTGGTGTCAGCATCATCCGCTGTGCAGACTAGCCCGACAATAGCGGTGCTGACAGTGGTAATGGTGCGCGTGCCCTCGTTGATTTCCTGCACGCGGACGCCATGATGATAATCTTGTGCCATAGCGAAAGACTCCCGTAATGATGATTTCGCTATGGTGATCGCTGTGACAATAAAATTCAGTTGATTGGGTAAGTATCAGGGATAGCACAAAGTGGAGGATATCAAAAAAGTCACAAGGACATTTACCCCCTGAGCAATTAATAAGAAGTCATCGAATTAAAAGATTCAGTCGTTACATTACGCACTATGAAACTTAAAATAGAAGAAGTTGCATAAATAGAGATGAGAAATAGGGTAGATACCTCACAGGCTCCCGATATCAAATAGTCAGAGCCGCTCAAATAAGAACTAAACTACTGCGGCTCTGATTCCATTATTCTGAGGGGTTTTCAGGCCAATGAATATCTGGTACTAAATTAACATCAACGCGGTTCAGTAATACCCGATATTTTTTCAAAGCGGCTAACAGCGATTTTTCCTCATCACTCGCCATCCCCAAATCTACCGCATCTTGTAACGGGGCTATCTGTTTACCTACCGTGAGCATAAGTTGCTGTTTCTTATGTTCTGCTTGTTGCTGCTGTTCCTGCCTAAGTTGTACCTTACCACTTTCTGATATTATCCATTTTTCACCATCATATTTATGATAAACGGACGGAGCACGTTCAATGAGTACTGGATAACCCTCTTTACTACTGACAATTGATAAACCGCGCGATTGCCCGGCGAGTAATTCATTGTGTTTTTCTGCTGTTATTTCAACGCATTCTTTATAAGCTTCATTATAAAAAGCGCATTCTTTTCTGGAGAAATAAACCATTTATACCCCCCAAAATAATATATGTACAACTCTGTCTGGATTCTCATTATTGTTAGGAGTGCCAGCTTGATACTCAAATGTCGATAGTGTTGCATTACGTACTAATGTGTGACCCGTTGATGTATTGATACTCGACATACTGGCAATATAGCCAAAAAACTTATTTTTAAAAGAAATTGGATAATTGACTTTTACCCATGATTGTTGACTGGATGTAACTTTAACCCATTGAATAATTATCCCCGTATCCCCACATTGCCACCAACCATTTTCAGATTTTATCGCTGCATTTTGTAGCGCAAGAGTACCGCTTCGCTCAGGTATTAGTATATTGTAACGCCGCCGATTGCTCGGATCGTTAGAATAGATATGCAACAATTTTCCTTCTGAGCCGTTAATTCCTACCACATACCCATCTTTCGATTTGAAACGCAATTCAGGAAAGGGCGTTTTGCTATCAATCAGTAAACTACCAACGGTGGCGCTTTTATCGCTAGAAATACGCAAGAAAGTATTATCATTCTTTGCTCGCGTATATGCCCCCACATCCTCAGCACTCAAACTCAGATCCCCGGTCAACGCCTTACCGTTAATTTTCCGGTTGCTCGGTACTGCTCCTTTAGCTAACACCACCGTTTCCAACAAATTGAGGTTTTTCACAAAAGCATTTTTGTCAGGAATGTCAGCGCCGTTCTCCTTCCTGGACAATCGACTATTAGCATTATCATTAGCATCGGTCGCATTCTGGTTTACCGTGTTTGCCAGTATGCTGATTTCATTCACACGAGAATCAATTTCCCCTTTGGTATACGCCCCAATATCCCCCGCATTCAGTGAAATATCAGAGGAAAGCGCCTTCCCGTTCACCTTACGACTAGCAGGCACACGGCCATTAGCGTTATTGTCCGCGACATTTGCCAAGTCATACGCCGCCTTAACCGCCTTCGGGGTTGCCGCGTGGATTTCGCTACTACTGTCTACCGCACTACTCAAAACAACGACACCTTTATCTTTTAGCGTAGCGTCAGGGTGGTTAGGGTTCTTCACATGAGTTTGAATCGACTCGTCCACATATTCCCGCGTTGCCAGCACCACGGAGGGATCAACTTTCAATGTTACTGTGTCAGTGCTGCTGACAATCAAGACCATACGAATAGTCTGTGTACGCCCAGCGCCTTCCTGTAACTGCGGTTTGTAAGTCTCCGCGCAGTTTCCGACGGCAATCAAAATGCCGTCTTTATCAAACAAGCCAATTTCCCGTATCCACCAACCGCCCTCGTTTTCGGGGATTACCTGCTCGGCAATAATCTGGTTAGTATTCTTGGGATCAACATTTAACTCATTAATCGCCGCACGACGGCGTTCGTTAACCAGTTTAGTCTGTGCAGTATCTGGTGTCGGCAAGCTTCCGCCACCATCACCAACAGCCATATGGGTGATTTCAATCTTGGTACCCAACGCGGCGGCATTTGCCAGCTTATCCGCGCCCAATTGAGTTAACAGGGCAAAATATTTGGTCCTCATGATTCAATCCTCACATCATCAATAATATGCACTCCAACCCCTACTACATCAGAGCCAATGGCGGTAATTAATTCCGAGATATAGGGGTAAACGGTTAATACATCACCGCTGTAACTGGCGACAGCGCAATAATTTTCGCCACTGGTCTCCAACTGAATAGACATACCGACCAAATGCCGTGAAGCGGGTTTGGCATCAAAAATCAACCGTTCTAGTTCTTGATAGGTGGTCTCGGTGATACCGGTTTCCATGACGCCAATATCCAACCGGAAAGTGCCGGGGGCATCATTTGTTTGCCACCATTCGATAACACGGATGAGATAACCGAATGGTTCCACTATTCGCCGGATTGCGCCAATGGTTCCCTTATGTTTATGAACAAACATCGACGCCTTAATTGACTCGCGTTTAGTATTCTCCGGCCAGTCCATGTCCCAGCGGTCAACCGACCACGCCCACGCCAGATAGGGGAGCAACTTCACTGGACACCGCTCAGGACTCCACAAGTCACGCAGGGGAACCGGCACATTTGACAGACTGGCGAGGGCTTCAGCGGCGGCCACTTCCAGCAGTGATGATCCAACAGGTAACAAACGGTTATTCATCCGCTCCCCCAATCACTACCTGCGCACGTGTGCAAAAACTCGCTTGAGTTTTATCCAGAATCACATCCTGAGCCGGAGCTTTCAGGTGAACACGCTGAACACCGGGCATATGCAAGACAGCAAAAATGGCACTACGCACGATATCGCGGCCAATCCGGTGTTGCTCGGCAGTGTAACGCGCCAGCCGTTCACGCACAGCCTGCAATATCGGCTCATATTCCGGGGTTGGGTACAGGTACAGCACGGCATCAATTTGATAATCGACAATCTCCGCAGACTGTACAGTCAGACGATCCGCCACGGGGCGAACGTTTTCATCATTCAGAGCAGTATTCACGACCGCAATCAATTCATCACTGGCCGCGCCGTTCCCCTCACGTGACAAAATACTGACTGTGACACAGGCAGGCGCTGGGCTGATCACCGACGCATCGGCAACTCGTCCGTCAGCACTGCGCGCATGGTATTCATAGGACGCCACAGGGCCGGCGACGCTTAACCCCTCGAATGCTTGAGGAATGCGTACCCGAAAATCAGCGTCAGATTCCAGCACCGCAGAGATAGGCGGTATGGCATGATTGTTAGCGGGCCGTAATACCAAACGCCGCACATTGTTATTCGCCCCCAGTTGGTCTAAGTCGCTGCCTGTGGCATACGCCACCATCGCCGCCCGCGCTGCCTCATTGACGCGTTGGCGCAAGAGCAACTCACGGTAAGCATTTTCCTGTAACAACTTAGTAATAGGTTCAGACTCCAGCGTTAAAGTACGGGTGATTGCTTCACGCTGTTCTGGCGGATACAGTGAAATCAATTTTTCTTTTCGCTCGGCCAGCAGGGTTTCGAAATCCAGCAGTTCGACAACTTCCGGCGGCGGTAACTGACTAAGGTCGATGGTCGGCATGGTCACCCCACAGGCACAGAAAAAACAACCGGGACATTGGATAGCTGATATTGTCCGCTGATATCAACAATCATATGTTCGGCTTCACCCTGATTGATAGTGATAGCGGTCAGGGTAATGCGGGGTTCCCATCGCTGGATGGCGGTATAGCACGCAGCCATAATTTGCAGACGTAAAGCAGGATTTTGGGGCGCATCAATCAATTCAGATAACAACGAACCATATTGGCGGCGAGTAATACGGCTACCCATCGGCGTTAGCAAGATATCGCTGACTGACTGGCGAACATGGGCGATATCGCTGATAGCCTCACCCGTCTGTCGATGCATACCAAGGTACATCATGATATGGGGACTCCCGATGTGCTGTCACCGGAGCGCACACCGTGGTGTCGGTGCGAATCCACCACAACCCCGTTAGAACTGAATTCACCCCCTACATGAACGATATTGCCACGCATAGTGCCGCCTTTTTGCACTTCCAGACTGCCCGTAGTCAGATGGTGGGTGCAAATGACGGTGGGTGTATCCAATGTGATCTGATTGTCGGCCATACAAGTGATTTCTGGTGCAATAACATGCACGGAAGCCGACGCGGTAATCGTGGCGGTCTTAATACCTGTGACAGTTAAGGCGCTGATCTGTGGTTCGTATTCCATCATGGCACCATCAGGAAAAGCGATACACACCGCTTCTGGTGATGCCGAAGGGGCTGGAAACTCATCAGAAAAAATCGCAGGCAGTATAAAGGCCGTGGTCAAGTCACCACCAAGGGATAACAATAAAACCTGCTCATCAACACTGGGTACCCACCATGTTCGGGAACTTCCCGCTCTGGATGTCAACCAATGCAACCAGTCAGTTTCAAGATTGCCTGTCATAACCCGGCACATTCCCCGTGTAGTATCTACCTGGGTAATAACACCGATTCGGATCAGGTTGCGCAATCGGCGCAACAGTTCAGTTAATTGTGTGTTCATGCAGACAACAATGTCACCCCAAACCCTCACCTGCACGTCATGAGGTTTGTGTACTGACTGGCACACATCCGTGGGTGAGATGGGAAAGTATCTGGTCTTCGATATGTTGAATATCGCTCTGTGTCAGTCCCAAAAGTCGCCGCGATGGATATTTGACTTCAATGTTTTTCCCTTTCATGCGCTCCTTTAACCCGAACTGATGCACACGAGCAACCGCAGTGACTTTCGATGCGAAAAAGATAACGGCTTCCCGATCACTGGCGGACAAACGTAAGTAACGCACGGTAGCCAGTTTCTTAAACATGCGGGTCTTTTTATTGGATTTTCGGGTACTGATCCGGTCGGTTTTGACGTCCAGAAAACGTTGGATATCGCGTTTGTAAAAAGTACGCTGGCCTTTACGCTCGGCATCATAGCCGGTAATCGTTTCACCCTTCTTGCCCTTGCGGATTTGCCAATTTTTCAAGGTACGAGGTTCACCGCGCCAGATGAATTTTATACCATGCTGTACAGTGCGGGTTTGTGCCTTGCGTTGGGTAAAGCGGCTGCCGTCAGGGTTACGCTGGGATCGGATACGTTGCATTTGGCTCTGTCGCAAGTCCCGCGCAATATCACGGGCCAGTTGCTTTCGACTGGCGGGAGAAAGTTGATTCAACAGGGCGGTTAGTGCGGTATCCAAAGGCTGCAATGCGTCACTGTTCATCTCACCACCTGTCAAACGGGTTTTCAGGCTCAGAAATGGCGCTCACCGTGCTGACCGGCCCTTGCTGGGTGACCAGTATACGCTCGGTCAGTTTCAGGTCGATACTGATATCAGCGGTGTCATCATTAAGAATATTCACGTCAAAGGTAAAGCCGCTGCGGCGATTGTCAGGATGAGCGAAAATATCTGGCTGGTGCTCGCGTATCCAGTGCCCGATAACCGCCATGAGCACATTCTGATCATCGGGATAGGCTTCAATAATCAGGTTTAGCGTATATTCATATTCGTAAGACAAGGAGAGCGCCATTGTCGCCAGCACGGTGCCATCTTCAACAAACAAATGCAGGTATTCAGGGTTGTCGCACAAGTAGGAGATCTTTTCTGTCAGGACTTTCCGCAAAGCGTTAGGCTTATTCATGTGTCACCTGTCTAATCTGTTCTATTTGTCGAATAGCCTGTTTATCCAGATTGCACTGTTCAATAACTGCCAGTAACTGTGCATTCAGCAACAAGCTATCACCCCATGTCATTGTGTCGGCTATGACCGGGGGCAGACAGTCAGCGAGCAAATGCATCGGAATCGGCATCAACGGTGCCTGAACGTATTCGGTTCGCGTGCTGCTGCAACCGGACAACAGCCCTATCAGGAGCAGCACGACGGGCGCAATCATTCCCGACAACAGCGGTATTGATAGCCGCCTGAATTTGTGCGGAATCCACGGTTGATCGCTTCCGATTTTCGTTATTAATCCGTGAGATATCATTGATTATCCTGATGGTTTGGAATGCGTTATCGGTAATGGTTTGCTGTTGCTTATACCGCTGGCTCAGCGTTTGGTATGCATCGTTTTTTTGCTGATACTCACCGTAATAGAGCCAGAGCAGGCCGGACACTGCCGCCAGCGTACTCAAGGTGAGCATGTGCAGATTAAACCTCATAACAGCGCAAACGCCCGTTTAATGATCGTATCAGCATACGGTTGCTGTCCGTTTTCCATTTGAATGATGGCGCAAACCAATCGGGTCATGATCACCGGATTATCAACATCAATCACCGCATTACAGGGAATACCAACCGCCCGGCTCATATATGCAATGTAATTTTCGGTATCATTTTCATTCGGAGGTGCCCAACGAGAAATTATCTGCCGGATACTGTTCAATCCGTATTTTCGTTCATAATTGCGGATAATCTTGATAATGGCCCGTATGCCGTATTCTGGTGATACAAATTGACAAAATGACGGGTCTGTTTGTGTGTCGTGTAATCCCAGCCATTTATCGCCGTGGCGGATATTGCCCGGATTATGGTTGCGAACACCTCTAGTCATGTGATTTGTCTCCCAAACGTTTATTGATTGCGCGAAGGGCAAATTCACGCAGTTTTTCAACACCAATAAAACCAATGGTGCCCCCCAAAGCCGGTGAAACACTGCCGGGAATGCCAAACAGTTCCAGCCCGCTGGAAACACCCCACGACAACGCGCCACATAGCAACGGTTCAACCCAGCGTTTTTTTCGCGCTACACCGTCATAAATCAGGCGACCATAACAGATCAGTACAGCCAGTAAGGAGCCGGATATCTGCGGCCATGAATTTCTCAGGCCATTCAATAAATCGGCCCATAAATCCGGTTGTTTGTCCATTTTCTAATCCCATAATTGAATGATAGGCGTTACAGCAGCAGGCGTTATTTCAGGCAGTTCAATCTCGGTACCCTGCGGCAGGATGGCCCCAACATCGGCCAAACCGGGATTGGCTGCTAATACCCGTTCGGTGACTCCCTGTGTTCGTCCATAGTGGCACCAGCATAAGGAATCCACGGTGTCATACTGTTGTGCCCTTACCCGCATTAGATCAGCGCCACAATGACATGATCCCGCCCCTGTATCCGGCGCATCGCCCATTGCGCATCCCGCCACAGGTCGTCAATGGTGATTTCCATTGCCTCAGCCTTTTTACTGCCGGTCTGAGTCGTGTCGATATCGCGGTAACGCTCGATCAGATTCGCCTTAGTCAGGCAAAACACCGCTCGACGATAGAGATAAACCAACTCACTCTCGCCATTGAGAGTGCCGGCGGGAATATCGGCCAGTGATGAGTATCCCTCATCAATATAGCTCAGCCGCCAATGGTTCAGCTCGCGATTAACCTCAACAATGGCGTTGGAAATTGCTTGATGTAATCTCGGCGCGGTGACCGTACCATCTGTGCGCATCTCGTCACGGTAACGACTGATCTCAATAGCAGGAAAAAACGGGGCACTGGTCATGGTGGCCTGTTTATCCGTTGCGGGTGCGGTTGAAATAAAGTCCATATTGCCCCCTGAATAGGTGGGCGGTGAACAGGGCGTTGAGACTTCGCCACCCCGTGTCGCCCCGGCGCGTTGGCACGTTCGGTTATGCGTTGTCGTGTTTCTGACTGCGGAGCGCTCTGGCAAGTTGCTCTAAGTCTTTTTTCACGCCAACATGATTGTTCAGTTCTAAAGCCCTGCTCAGCGAACAATAGGCAGGCTGCGGCTGATTGTTATCCCGCTGGCTGTAACCGAGCCATTTATATAACTCCGCCCTCACCTTATCGGGCATATCCTGATCGTGGGTGAGATTGGTCGCCCGTTCCAGCGTGGCAAGAGGCATCGGAGATTTAGCGGTATAGCAACGCTGGGCTGCTTCGGCGATCTCTTCTGTAACGGCACAGCCCGTTGTCCGCTCATGATTTTCGGGCATAGCGAGTCGGTGCTGTAACGCGTACTCGGCGATATCCAGCGCACCATCATAATCACCGGCATCAATGCGCCACAGCAGGACATACATCAGTACATCATCTTGATGACCTATGCCCCCCTGTAATACCCCAGTAATCCACGGCGCATATTTAGGCAAGATCTGCCTTTTGTGCTGCGCTTTGCGCTCCATAGACTGGATTTTTTTAAGGTGACGGCGGTCTTGCTCCAGCATCAGCAGCATCTGGTTATAACCGCCGTGATTTTGCAGCGTGGGGCTACTCAGTTGAGCGGCCTTGGTCGCCTGTAATCGCATTCGGTGACGCTGCCACGGGCTAGCCATTATGGTTCCTCAGTGTCGGCATTGTGCTCAGGTACGGCATTATCTGGCTGCAATGACGCTGCTTTTTTGCTGGCTGCCAACATCTCGATATTTTCAATCAGGGCCACACTGCGATAGTCTTCAACGACATACGCCTCATTGACTGATTCGTAGTTTTCAATGCGATCACGTTTGGGGTTATCCAGCACAGAACGTCGGCGGGTGCCTTCCTGATAATAGATAGACAGATTATCCAAACGGCTAATTAGCAAGGCTTTGGGCGGGAAATACGGTACACGCACTGCGGGCAAATTACCGATACGTTTCTGGCTGATAATCACATCTGCCGCCATTTTTTCGGTGTTGGGCTGCGACTGATTGACCAACGGGAAATATTTATCAGCCAGCAGTTCACGGCCACAGATGACCACCAGTTCCGTATCATCCTGATATTCTGGGTCGATAGCATTGTTGACGGTATCTATCACTAATGCGTCAAGATTATTAAAATCTCCCCCATCTCCTACACGGATGGTTTCAGATATAACCTTACCGGCTTCGTTAGTGATATTGCTCATAACATGATCCGGTGCATCCTGTCGGATTTTTTCCAGCCAGCCGATATTTACATCCTGCAATAGTGGATATTGAACGCGGTTTGAAGTTTTGGCGCGTTTAACCCCATTCCAGCCGATCATAATGCGGTCCAATGCCTGACGACGGATAATGGCGTTACGGATACGTAACTGGAAATCTTGAAATTTCGCCCACAAGTCAAGTTTTTTGTAAGGAATGCTGGTATCAAAGTTGGTTTGTTCGCATTTATACTCAATAGCGTTGAGTCGGGTCGGATCGGAAGTTTCTCGCTCCTTACTGTCGGTGTCTGTCGTCCCTGCAATAGTCGAACCGACACCTAGCCCAATCGCTTCGCCCGACTGCTCGCTGACGGGAACCATGTTAATTTTTTGCAGAAAATCGGCACTTTGCTGGATTTCATCTTCCAACGTCTGGGCAACGGATGGATTGACTTCTACCTTGCCTGTAAATGCCGTCGCGTCCACACCGTAAATTTCACCCAGACGCATCAGAAAAGCGTTAAATTTAAATCGAGTTTCGTTCTTCATGGGGTTGTTCCATTAACAGTTGGTCAGATGTTTACTGACTGGAGTGTCGGTGTTCGGCGATCCCAGCGAAACAGGTCGGTGTGTTTTCTGGCTGTCTTGCTGACTCAACTGAGTTTTTAAGTCACTAAGCTGGGTTTCAAGTTCGGTCTGCTTCTGTTTGATAGCAGCTATTTTGCCTATTTGTTGAGAAAGTGTGTTTACGGTTTCCACCGTGGCCTGCTGCTCTTGGGCACACAGTTCGACGGCCCGATGGATATCGGTAAAACGAGTATCATCACTCTGCTGCTTTTTCTGGAAGAACGTCTGTACACAGGAAAAGAGAGAGATTTTTTCGGTTTCCTCTGACAAATCAATAAATTCGAGCAAAGTTTCTTCCGCGGCAGTAAAAACATTGTTCGGGTGCTGCTTGCGTGAATTCAGCGGGTTATTGGTCGCATTAGCGCTAAACTGCAACATTTCAGTGCCAAGGCTCGCCGGACTGTCAGTAACGGCCAATCCCACCAAATACGCCCCGCCGAAGTCAGCAAAATCCAGGTTGATTTCAGCGGAGGTGTAAACCTTTTGACGCTTACGGTTCATTTCCACCAGATCATCGGTGGGTAAAAGTATTCCATACAACCCCAGCTTGCCCGCCAGCGCACCGTCCTTGATTTCTTCGGTAAAAACCGATTCCACATCACCAAAGCGCGGACTCCACGAAAAATTGTAATGTTCCATGTTGATACGCGCACCGTAGGTCTGCGGGTCATAGTTGGCGGCAATCTGTGTCAGCCATTCGCGCTGAACCTTGCGCCCGTCTGTGGTTGCACCTTCCACACAGATTCGAAAAGGTTTGGATTTCTTCGGCATTGTAAGCCCCGATTATCAATGAATCAGTCATGGCCTACTAGTTTGTATCGTCATGTCGAGGAAACAATAAAATGCGGTTGTGTCTGGGCTGGCACACAGGGCAGACACAGAGAAATGACGGACGGGTCTGTAGTCTGGTGGCATGAAAACAACCCCTGATTTTGATCCCCGTAAGCACGCAATGCACCTGTATTTTAACGGGTACCGGATCGCACGGATTGCGGAAATGCTCAACGAGAAAGCATCAACTATCCATAGCTGGAAACGTCGCGACAAATGGGATGAGGTGACCTCGTTTGAACGAGTCGAGTTATCTCTTGAAGCACGGTTATGTCAGCTTATCGCCAAGGAGCAAAAAGAAGGCAAGGACTTTAAGGAAATTGACCTGCTGCACCGTCAGTTAGAACGACAGGCGCGGATCAGGAAATACAGCCGCGGCGGTAATGAAGCCGATCTGAACCCCAAAATTGCCAACCGTAACAAAGGTGAGCGCCGGCCACCGGAAAAGAACGTGTTCAGTGAAGAACAAGTCAAAAAGCTGGAAGACATTTTCCGCTCGACCTTGTTCGATTATCAACATGATTGGTATCACGCCGGATTAGCGCATCGTATCCGCAATATCCTGAAATCCCGCCAGATTGGTGCGACATTCTTTTTTGCCCGTGAAGCCCTGATCGATGCGTTGACTACCGGACGCAATCAGATATTTCTCTCTGCCAGTAAAGCGCAGGCCCATGTATTCAAGCAGTACATCCTGGAAATGGCGCGGGAAGTGGACGCCGAACTAAAAGGCGATCCGATCACCCTGAATAATGGTGCCACCCTGTATTTTCTCGGTACCAATGCCCGCACCGCGCAAAGCTATCACGGCAATCTCTATCTGGATGAATATTTCTGGATTCCGAAGTTTCAGGAACTGCGTAAGGTAGCATCCGGTATGGCGATGCACAAAAAATGGCACCAGACTTACTTTTCTACCCCATCCAGCTTAACCCACAGCGCGTACCCGTATTGGTCAGGCAAACTGTTTAACCGTGGCCGCGCCAAGGCCAATCGCATTGACATTGATATTAGCCATCAAGCATTAGCCAACGGCCTACGATGTGCCGATGGTCAGTGGCGGCAGATTGTCACGGTTGAAGATGCCGTCAGAGGCGGCTGTAACCTGTTTGATATTGACCAGTTACGGCTGGAATATAGCCCGGACGAGTACCAGAACCTGCTGATGTGTGAATTTATGGACGATATCGAATCCATTTTCTCACTGCAACTGATGCAGGGTTGCATGGTCGATAGCTGGGAAATCTGGGACGATGTGCAACCCCTGATGCTACGCCCCTATGGTTATTACCCTGTCTGGATCGGTTATGACCCCGCCAAAGGGGGCGAAAATGGCGACAGTGCCGGCTGTGTCGTAGTCGCTCCACCGCGGGTACCGGGTGGCAAATTCCGCATCCTCGAACGTCATCAGTGGCGTGGCATGAACTTTCGCGCTCAATCTGACGCCATCAAACGACTGACGGAACAGTACAACGTCGAATATATCGGCATTGACTCGACCGGCGTCGGACATGGAGTTTACCAAAACGTCAAAGAATTTTTCCCGTCCGTGCGGGAATTTGTCTATAACCCCGCCGTTAAAAACGCGCTGGTACTTAAGGCATGGGACATTATCAACCATCGTCGGCTGGAGTTTGACGCCGGCCAGACCGACATTGCACAAAGTTTTATGGCGATCCGCCGTTCTACCACCGCCAGCGGCAACCGCCCGACCTATCAAGCCAGCCGCAGCGAGGAAGCCAGTCACGCAGATCTGGCATGGGCCACCATGCACGCCCTGTTTAATGAACCGATTACCGGTGACACTCCCCACCATAGAAATATTGTTGAGGTTTACTGATGAGCCGTAAAAACAGAAAACGCAGCCCGGCGGTGAAAACCACGGCCAGCCCATCGATTGAGGCATTCACCTTTGGCGATCCAATCCCCGTCCTTGACCGGCGCGAGGTGTTTGATTATTTGGAATGTGTGCTAGTCGATAATTGGTATGAACCCCCAATCAGTTTTAACGGGCTGGCGCTGTCGTTTCGCTCGGCACCGCACCACAGCAGCGCGGTTTATGTCAAACGCAACATCCTGACCAGTACCTTTATCCCACATCGGCTACTTAGCCGACAGGCATTCGATTCATGGGCGCTGGACTTTATGCTGTTTGGCAATGCTTATTTTGAACAACGCAAGAATCGCCTCGGCCAGCCTTTGAAGCTGCATCATTGCCCAGCCAAATTCACCCGACGCGGTGAAGACCTGGAAACCTACTGGTTTGTGAAATATGGCTACAACAGCCAGCCGTACCCATTCCCGACGGGGCAAGTGTTTCATCTGATTGAACCCGATATTAATCAGGAACTGTACGGATTGCCGGAGTATTTAGCTGCGCTACCGTCGGCATTGCTAAATGAATCGGCTACGCTTTTTCGCCGCAAGTATTACCTGAACGGTTCCCATGCGGGTTACATCCTGTATATCAGCGATGCCTCACAAAACCTATCCGACATCGACAATATCCGCGATGCGCTGAAAAATTCCAAGGGGCCAGGTAATTTCCGCAATCTATTTTTATATGCGCCGGGCGGTAAAAAAGACGGTATCCAGACTATTCCACTGTCTGAAGCCGCAGCTAAAGACGAATTTTTAAATATCAAGAATGCCAGCCGTGACGACATATTGGCCGCACATCGCGTACCACCGCAGATGATGGGGATTATTCCACAGAATACCGGTGGTTTTGGTGATGTTGAGAAGGCAGCTAAGGTGTTTGTACGTAATGAGCTAATGCCATTGCAAAGTAAGATGAAGCAATTAAATGACTGGATTGGTGAGGAAGTAATTCGGTTTGAACGGTATTCGTTGGATATGGACGAGGACGAATAGCCCACGTTATTGATTGAGAGGCCGCCGACTGAGCGGTCTTTTTTTGTCTGGAAGAAATATAGTTTCAATACAGAATGATTACATCCTGAAATTTGAGACCAACAAAGCTACCAGACGCTGCCACGCGCAGTCGTGACCCCGCCGCGCCTGCTCACTAAATACAGTGCTTTTTATGCACCTGCAAGCGATGGTCGGCAAGGCACCAACACTGGCGCTTTGACAGAGGAAGAGCCTTTGTTATTATTGCGGATTGATGCAGTATGTATGATTTTATGCAGATATAGAAAATAGGCTGATCTGTATTGTTTTCTGACATATTGGATTAATTTTTATTTTTTAGTTGTTAATTGTAAATTATGGTCAAATTCGATCCATTTGTTTTTTATTTCTATCAATCTTATTTTAAGCTTCAAACATGTTTGTTTGAGTTTTGATATATCATTTCTACATGTAATTATTTCTTGCTTGTAGATATCTATCAAATTATTGATATGTAAACTTTCATTAATAATATTGACCATGTTATTCAACAACGATGAATCCAATTTTGATACTGGAAGTATACACATAGATATATAATGTATTTTTATATTAGTTAATAAAAAAAATCCGATTCGATTATTTTTTTCATCCCTGAAGACAAGAAGGCAATCATTATTTTTATGATAAATTAAAACTTTTTTAAAGTTTTGCTTCTCCATGAAATCACAAAGATTAATCATTTTATTTATATCTACATAGTTTTGTATACTATCCATATTTAATAAAACTTTAATTCCATTTATTTCTCTTTTCCTTTTCTTTTCTTTGTCTTTTTTTTCGTTGTACCTCTGGCACCAAAAAACACCTAAAGTAACAAAAATAGCAACAGATGAAGATAAACTTCCTACAATTGAAACTAATTCGATAGTTGTCATAATAACACCACAATTAAATTTTAGTGATTTAGTTTACTCTATGATACAACTAAATTACAACATAATAAATAACCCACAAAAATTAAGTTAACCTCGTTTTCTCCGTTATCTTCTGAATCTCTTTATGAATAAAACATCCTTTACTAGTGGCAATGTGTTGAGACACCCAATGCCAGCTTAATTAACTTGATTAAATCGTCAGAATACCCCCATTCAGAAACATACACATAACCATGAACTCCAGTTATGTAACTATTTTCATACAAGAAAAAAACCAGATTTACTACTGAATTTCAAGCCAGTGATTTCTTGGAATTCTTTATTAGATTCTTCTTCTACTGAGGAAAGTACTGGCTATTAGATACACAAATATAGGTAATAATTCCTTATTTACTTTCCAGCATTCTTACCATAAGAACAAACCAGAATAAAATTTATTTCCGTTAATAATTTTTGAATTTAATTTCAAAGTAATCATTTTATTTATCATCACTACGGTGTTTCATTTCCTGTGCCAGTTCAATTGCATCATTGTTGATTGTTAATCACTATGGTCTGCTTTTAGTGATTTGATTTCTTTCCTAGGCTCTTTTATACGTTTTTCATAACCCAATTGTGCCTGATAAATGTGCCATGAATTATCAATTTTATACCCAAGAAACTTCAAGATGCAGTTTTTAGCACCTAAAAATGGTCGTTAATTCTAGACATCAGCGAGTCCGCTATATCCGGTAGCGTTGTGGTGAAAAATTTGAATACTTTGTCTCGAAATTCATGTTTATCAGCGAAATAACGGTTATTTCGAACCTGTTCATTCATGACCTTCCATAATCGCTCTATTGGGTTTAAATTTGGGCTATAGGGAGGAAGGTAATGTAACTCAATATTGCTAACATAAGCCCACTCCTTAACAAGATGAGCTTTGTTGTAACCCGCTCCATCCACAATAAGATGAATTTTTTGATGATAGTCAGGATAAGACTTCCTTATTTCATTGAAAAAACAGCAAATATTGTAGTCATTGATGGTTTGATATTCCTGGAACACCGTACGACCAATGGCATACAGGTTGAGCGCGCCCAATATATTCAGGCGAGTCCGGCTTCCTGTTGTTTTGACTGTTTTTTTCTCACCTTTTCGCATCCAGCCATAACCGAGTTTGGTACCTTGAGTCGGGTGAACAGCATCAAGAAAAAGGATGGGTTCGTCTTTCGCTGTGACTTTAAGATTCTCATAATATTCAATAAATTGTCGCTGTTTTTCTGCGTCGAATTTATGAGGGACGCCACCCGGTTTTTTATAAGAAAAACCCTGATGGTGTAGCCATTTATTCATGCCGGGAATGCTAAAGGTAATCTTCCAGAGCTGAGCAACATAGGCCACGATTTCATGGGTGTGATGGAAAAGATGTTGAGATAAGTGATTGATTAAAAAATCAGTTTGTTCTTGAGAAAGCAAACTATCAGACCCCCCATTATCAGATTTAAGTTTACCTTGATTAAGGTGATCACTGATATGGCGGTCAACGGTGGTCTGATGGAGTCGCAATGCCTGGGCTATCATCACAGAACTCCACCCTTCAGAAGCCAGAAGGATAGCTTTTATTCTGTCTCGTACCTGACCATCACGAGTGGTGTCGTGAAGACGTTCAAGTTTGATTTTTTGTTCTGATGTAATAAATATTTTCATAGCGAGGATAATGATCTCCATTTCGGATAAAATCAAGAATCTTCAATGATTACGGGTATATTTTTAACTTCAGCAGTGTATCCAAGCTATTGAATTAAATTAGGAATAACATTCAACGTTAATACTATTACACTCTCATTTTTTAATGAAAAAATTTGACATTAAATTTAAAAATATTATAGTTTTTATATGTCAACAAAAAACAAGAAAATTAACACGATAATATTAAAAATAAATATAACTAAAGGTAATTAATTAATCATGAATATAAAAAATAACGTTCAGAAAGATAATCAACAAGAAAATATTGGAATATATCATCTATACGGAGGAGATATAATATATCCTGGAGAAAAAATTGGAGTTGGCATAGCAAGCAATGAATATCCTGATCCAATATCTGCTAGGCCTAGTGTAGCATGGTCATCCAATGTCTATACTAATCAATATGTTATTGGAGAATGGTTCCTAGAAGGCTCAAAATGTCTCATCTACATAGCGGAAAGTAATATATCTACCGCTTCTGCCCTAACCCTTAAACTTGGACGTTCAGATCTTATTCCTTGGGGATTTTCCGGTGGTGTATCCAATGATTTTGTATTTATCGCAATTCAGAAAAAGACACACCAGGATGGTAAAATACTTACTTTAACTCCACCTCCAAAATCATGTAAAGACAGCCAGCCATCAAAATTCTTCCGATGGCCAAAAATAATAGAAGGTAAAACGTACAGATTAATCAGGGGAGATCGTCAAACTATGTTTTACTATGAGGCAATGAACAGCGTAGATGAAAATACTAAGGTAACAGAAGGAGATACTGTGAAATTCCGAGAAAAAGACATAGAGCCTCCTCTATCAGTATAGTTTAGAATGAAGACTTTATATTTTTTTAATCCTATATTAGAACTAACTAATATGAAATCAATATATTGATTATAATGGGTTTTTATAATGAACAAACAAAATAATGACACAAAGAAAATAAATAATCTGGCACATTACATTAAAAATCACGACTTTGAAAAAGCTCTTGATATATTATGTTTGTCAGATTTAGATGAAAAAAACATTAAGACTGTTATTGATTATTTAATTAAGTGTGGAGAGAGTGAAATTCTCGAATTTTCAATATATCTATACACTGTAGAAAGAAAAATGCTTGTCAGTAAATATTTTCCTGAAATTTTCACAAAACTATTTTCTAATCAACCAGTGAGAATAAAAAACAAATATTATAATTCGCTTCAATTGAAACTGGGTACAGAGCCTGACTCCGATGGTGATCGTTCCGCATATGGTTCAGATCCTAGTTTTCCTGTCAGCCTTCCCTTCCCTGACAGGTTCTTATGGATTATAAAATTTGCAATAGATAGTAATGGAAGAAATTATTTTAGGATTGAAAATAAATATTATAGTTCGCTTCAATTGAAACTGGGTACAAAGTCTGATTCCGATGGTGATCATTCCGTATATGGTTCAAATCCTAGTTCTTCTGTTAGTCTTCCCCTCCCTGACAGGTTTTTATGGCAACTAAAAATTGATAGTACAGATATAGGACCTGATGGTAGTGAAAGGACTTATTTTAGGATTGAAAATAAACATTATAGTTCGCTTCAATTGAAACTTGGCACAAAGTCTGACTCCGATGGTGACCATTCCGTATATGGATCAGATCCTAGTTTTTCTGTCAGTCTTCCCCTCCCTGATAGATTTTTATGGAGCTTAGAGTAACTTGCTAAATGGGTTACCCGCAAATATAAGTGGGTGCACTCACGTCCGATTCTGTGGGAGCGCTGGGGGGAAGTTCCCTTGCGCGACCCGATAGAGGATTTCCACGATTTTGTTTTATCTAGCAAAAACTTTGATCGTGCCTCAGGCACTTAGTTCCCTTCTTAAGCAAACCTCAGGTTTGATTAAGGTAATCACTGATATGGCGGTCAACAGTGATGGAGTCGCAATGCCTGGGCTATCATCACAGAGCTCCACCCTTCAGAAGCCAGAAGGATAGCTTTTATTCTGTCTCGTACTTGACCATCACGAGTAAAATCAAGCATCTTCAATGATTACGGGTATAGTGTTTTTCTCAATAATTTTAACTTAATCAATTATTAATAACATCAGCGGTTTTTGGTAAAGATGATAACTCTATTTTTCTCTAAGAAAATGCTGTAAACATCAACATATTTTTCGCAACCACTTTATTATTCATATTTAAATAAAGAAAAAAGCATTCTTGCATTATTTATTGATAATGCTTTTTTAAATTCTCGAATAACGTTCTAGATTCGTTTTTCCCTCCTATGACTAAAGCAATATATATCTAAATCACGCCTAAATAACTTCACTGGCTGTTGTTAATTTTTTCATTTCCACCTCATTTCACCAATACTCTTAATCCGCTGCCACAGCAAATCGCGACGTGCTTCTTTCTGACATTCCGTTTCTATCGGAATAAAACTACCATCCGTCCATAACTTGAACGACTGTTCACCTATGTTGATTTTTCCTCCGATGATTAATGACTTCGCCATAGCCCGGCTAAAATCCATGCCGATTGAATCCGCATAATCAATAACTTTTTCCACTAACAGATCACCGCCTCTGGCCGTACTGTCACACCTCGTACAGTTATTGACAGAACTCCAAGAGGCGGCAGAGCCGCCAGAAAACCCCAAACCCACGCCTTTAACATCAGCGTTAAATTTAGGAACAATGTTCCATTTAACAGTACGGGTAATAAAAGAAGAGGAATCGCCCAAACGGGGCGAGTAGACACCGGAAATACGCAACACATTTTCGCCGTAAGCATTGCCCTGTTCGGTGATTTCATAGGACAACCGCACGGTTAAATCTTTCCGTGCAACCAGAGGCCCACCCTGGAACTCGGTATAGGCGAACCAGTCCCCCACATCCGCAGCAAATCGGACATTATCCATATCTACATCAGACAAGATTTGCTCATCACCACTCAAACGACGCAATTCGCGCCAGACGGAAACGGGCGCACCGCCGATCTGCTGAAACTGCCGGATACGCCAACGACTGGCCCAAGCAGAAACAGACCGTGACATATCCTTAAGAAGCTGGCCTGTTTCCCCATCCTTTTCGCCATCTAGCGCGTAACCGTCAATATTCTTGGAAATGTACTTAGCGATATAGCCCGTAGCCGAACCTTTCGCCTTATCGATGGGCTTCACATGGAATCGTGCTTTTAGTGCTTTCTGCCCCTGTAATTCTTCTGAATCTTCCAACCGGGCGTAATAACACATAATGTCACGCATTTCATCGACATGTTCAGGACGCATAAACAGCAACATATGCCAATGCGGCGTACCATCATGGTGAGGTTCAACTACACGAAAACCGAAGGCGCTGATCCCCGCACGGGAATAAGCCGCCCTGATTTTCGCCCAGACGTTGCACAGATATTTTTGTGTATCACGGGGACTAGCTCCATTCCAATTTGAAACAAAGCCACCGACACTGTGGACAGCGTGATACTTTGATGGCGCGGTGATGGTATAAAACTCACCAACATAGCCGAGTTCGTCAGCCAGATTTTCAAAACCGCGCATTCTCACCATCAATTCACTACGGCGGACGGCGGGATTAGCCACACTACCGAGTACCATATCTTCCAGCGGCACCCTGTCGCCCTGTTCATTCTCAACATCAAACTGTTTGATAAAGTCCCAATTGCGGCGCTTCTGTTCCAACCATTCACGCAGCGTACTACGGGAAACATAGGGAGAGGCTGATTTCTGCACTTGACCTACCGCAATAGCCATATGCTCAGAGCGAATATCACGCATTCTTTTCAAGCGGGCATACCACCATTTATCCGACATCATGCGCAGGAGGCCGGCACACAATTGATCGACTGTGGCACCTTCCCTGCCTTTGGTGAACTGCTGCCAGTAAGGAGCTGTTGTGCCAGCTTGTTGAGTCAGTTTTGCCAGTAACTCATAGATACGGATCAAACGTTCTCTGGCGTCTTGTTCGCTCACAGGTTGTTGATTGACATACTGAGCCGATGTATTTTCGTAGTTCTCGGCCATAAAATGGGAAATTCCCCAGGCAAGCTGTTTGATATCCTTACGCTCCAACGTAACCAATCGCTCTAACTGCTCAATAAAGGGGAACGGGGTAACGCCGGATACCTGATGCTTGAATTGATAGCGTTCAGTGACTTTATTCAGCCGTGGTAATACGTTCTCGCCAAACTGACGCAAAAACGTATTAGCACGACGGCGATCACCCCCCGATTGGGTAAATATTTTTTTGTACCGGGTAGCAAAATAGAGCGCCAAAAAATCGGGCATATCACCGATAATTTTATGACGCCAGTCATAATCATCAGGGTTTACCTGCCACATGATCTGTTCAGCTAATGTTGACTCGCCGGGCAAACCGGGCTTGAACATCTCATATTGCAGGCGTTTTGACTGCTGGTAATCGCTGTTGTGCTCCTGCAACAAGTCGATTAACTCACTCATGCACTCGCCTCTAGCATCGCAATAATTTCTATTACTGGCTGACGATTGCCATTGGCGGCAGTGGTGCGTGGTGCTTCGATTTCATGGATAGTGAACCCCAGATCGGCATAAAGTTCTTTGGCTTCAATGGAGTTGGACACTGTGACAGGAACGCCCAATAACTCATTAAGCTGTTTCAGAGAAGTCGCCAGCTCCTGATGGTCATTATGAAGAAAGCCAGTTTTGCAATACTGCGTGAAATTAACGCCGTTGGTGAAATAAGGCGGATCGCAATAAACCACATCCCCAAAATCAACTATTTTCAGTATTTCGCGCCAATCGGCACAATGAATAGAGGCAATCTTAGATTTCTCAGCAAACGCCAATATCTCCGTTTCGGGAAAGTAAGGTTTTTTACCGTTCCCAAAAGGCACATTGAATTCACCTTTTGAGTTATAACGACACAGGCCATTAAAGCAATGCCGGTTTAGAAAAAAAAATACCGATGCGTGCCATATCTGTGATTTATATTTTTTATCATCAGAATTAAATAAAGCTCTCAGACAATAAAACCCATGCTCGCTATTAAAATACGAAAACCAGTCTTGCGCAGCATTTATGAACCCATCACAATTCACTTTGATGCACTGATACATATCAATTAAATCGCTGTTAGCACCTGCAATTAAATACGCATCATATTGCGTATTCATCATTACAGAACATGAACCTGCGAACGGTTCAACCAACCGTTGACCTGCTGGCAGATGGGGCAGCAATTTATCCATAATGCGAATTTTAGAACCTGCCCATTTCAAGATAGTTTTATTCACCAATTCATATACTCCGATAATGCTTCTGTTTCAGTTCAAAAACTTCCTGACATGCGACGCAGCGGATGACTCCGGCGATACTCATCCGGCGTTCCACGGGGATAGGTTGGTCGCACTCTTCACATTCAAACGCAGAGACACCGACGGAGCGGTTTACATGCTCTGATATTCTGCGCTCTAGCGTTTTCTCAGCATGTTGGCAAGCATGGTCGATTTCCCTAGACACTCTCCAGCTCCCGTGCTTCGAGTTCTATTTTCTCGGCTTCACTGTTCAACAATGCAGATGACGCGGCGTAATCCAATTTCTTTGCCACAATATGCGCCGCGATTTTTAACAGACGTGAAGAAGAACGCTCGGCTAATATCTTGCGTTCGTCTTCTCTATTTATTTTAATTAATTGCTCTATATTCATTTTTTATTTCCTATTTTTAGGCAATAAAAACCCCTGCGAATTTACACATTAATTTCTTAGATTATGCTTTAAATTAATATTGGGTTGATTTTGGCAATGCCAATTTATCTGGCAATATAGATGCCACAGCCCGAAGTTGATTAATTGCCAGTATTAATGATCGCCGTTCCTCTATTGTTAACTCCTTAAACTTGACGTGATAACGCTCTTTATCAAAACCTGCCAAGTGAAAAATCAAATGCAAAACCCGTTCATTGTTTCTAACGCGGTTATTTGTGCGATCGCGCATAGTTTCAATGAAATCGTCCAATTTGTTATTATTTTCTTTATCATCACAAAAATACCGATTACGCGCTTCAGAGGCTTTATTGAGACCATCGATTTTCTCATCCAGTGTTAAGACAACAGCACGGCACGGTTCTGTATTTGCCATTTTGTCACCTGTAAATAAAAACTAATAACGGGGTTAATATCACAGTTGCCAAACCAATTACCGAAACTACAAAATATCTGTAATGATCCATCTTTTTGAAATCATCACCCGTTAATTTATATTTATGCGGAATTTTCGTTAACTCGTTCATTTATTTTTCTCCCGTAAAGCTGCCTTGCAAAACTGATAGCCTGCTTTTTTGAATCGAATCGGCCATAAGAATATTCACCATCACTGACCTGATATTGAGTAATCTGAACTATGGCGTTCTTGCGTAAAGGTCGAATAAGTAATTTTCCAAATTTTACCCGTCCCTTTCTATATTCCTCTAGTGCCGGTATTTGAGTCATTGCACTCACCTTACAATCCAACCCACAATAACCACGCATCACGTAATTCTTTAGGACGGTTCAAATATGCGTCACGCATTCCTCTATTAAACTCAGGTAAATAAACCCAGTTTTCTCCACGAGTTTTTACTCCCTCTGGCGCCTCTGGTATCTGCCACGGAATAATTGGTAATTTACTCTTGTCAATCATTCCCTTAACAGCACTCGGAGTTTTTCCTATCAGTTCAGCAAACTTCTGATAGGGCACTGCATCAACTGGATAATAAACCTGCATGTACCCATCTGAATTTTTTTCCATCACTCATCAATTTCCTTTCTATAACACTCAGTAGTGGTCAATTAAGAACCTCGTAATTTCCCAACTCGTTTGCTAATCTGGCTAGACCAAACGCCTATAGTTGCTTCTAAGGGCATCTTTAGGGGTTTTTGCGCCTTAAAAGGTCTTAAATATGGTACCTTTTGAGGGAGTTTAGTCTTAGAAATGGAACCTGTCAACTATGGACATGTCACAAAAAATTCGGGCTATACGTAAAGCCGAAGGACTTACACAGATGAAGTTTAGTGAATTAACAGGCATTGCCTTAAGCACTCTCAAAAACTACGAAGGTGAACACACCGCACCTGGATTAAGCACCGTCCTACAAATTACCAATCACCCCAAATTTGAAAAATACACACTCTGGCTAATGACGGGAAAGATTGCCCCAGAATCTGGGCAAATTAGCCCAACTCTCTCCCCTGATGGTGTAGACATCAAAACGTCACACCACTCAGACCGGAAAACTGGCTAACACTACATGAGGAATTAATCGACTGGATCGACAGTCAATCAATTTGTTGCATCGGAGGGCTTCACTATGCCAATTAAGAAGCTCGATGATGGTCGTTATATGGTGGACATTAGACCTCTTGGGCGACAAGGAAATCGCATCAGGAGAACATTCAACAAGAAGACAGAAGCTATTGCTTTCGAACGTCATTCAATGGCAAATGCTCAAAAACTCAGTGCAAGGACTAGTAGACGAGACCTTAGCGATTTACTGAACTTATGGTGGCTATATCACGGACAAACCGCAGAGAACGGCACTATAGAAAAACGACAACTGATGAAGACAATCAAGCAGTTAAATGATCCATCGATAAACCGTCTTAACAAACATGTTTTACTGGAACACCGCAGTAATCGCCTAGCTGATGGGATCAAAGCGTCAACGATAAATCGGGATATGTATCGTCTATCAGGAATGATAACGACATTGCAAAAACTTGAAGTTTTTAGCGGTAGCAACCCACTGAATGGATTACCCCCGTTAAAGGAAAAACAGCCAGAAATGACCTTTTTAACAAAAGAAGAGGTCAAAACTCTGTTATCAGTACTATCAGGGGATGAAAGAAAAATTGCGCTGCTATGTCTCAGCACGGGTGCCAGATGGGGAGAAGCATCAACCTTAAAAAGCGCCCAAGTAAAGAGTTGCCGAGTGACATTTTTAAAAACCAAAAATGGCAAGCAAAGAGCTATTCCGATATCAAAAGAGTTAGAAAAGGAAATCAAACAGAAGTCAGGGGAATTATTTGACGTTGATTACGAAAGCTTTCGTACAAAGTTAAAATCAATAAAACCTGATTTACCAGAAGGACAAGCAACGCACGTTCTACGCCACACATTCGCGAGTCATTTTGTGATGAAAGGTGGAAACATTGTTGCACTGCAACAAATACTCGGTCATGCCAATATACAACAAACTATGGCGTATGCTCATCTGGCACCCGACTATTTGCAATTTGCAATCACGTTAAACCCACTGAATGGCGGCATGGAAATTTAG